TCTGGGCATCTACATCTACAGATACGGTATTGTCATAACTGCGATCCAGGACATCCCCAAGAAGCTCCTTATGGTAAGAGCTGATGGCTGCCACAAACATCTGCTTGTTGTCATAGTCATTGATGACTTTGCCCACATAATACTTTTCAAATGTATCCCGGATATCATCCATGTAGAGATCCATGCCCTCCACGATCTTGATCTTCCGAAAATCTTCCGTTTTGGTGGCAGTAAAGGAAGTCAGGCTGTTCACACCGCGCCCAATCTTATACTGGCTGCCATCAAAGGTAAGGATCAGTTCGCCTGCATCGATCCGCTCATTCGGATCATCCGGCACTTCTGCCGAAGAAACATCGTTCAGAACATAAAAGGTACTGCTTCTGGAAAGAGACAGTCCAGCAAGGATTCCTGCGATCCGCGCACAGTATTCCGCTGCAGTATGCTTTTTCCCGGTAACAGACGAAGTAATGTTCTCTGTGGTAAAGTTGATAATTCCCTCATGATCTCCCGCATAATGGGGAAGAATCACCTTGAAGGTCTTCTTTTCATCATTGCGGTACTGCTTGATCCAGGCTCCGATCATCGTGGTATCTGCCGCCTTAATTCCAGGGATGCACAGATAATTCCATTTTAAGTCCTTTAACTTCTTCAGAACCGCGTTGTAGCTTTCTACATTGGTGGCCACTCTCATGGCGATCACTTTTGAAGGTGCCCCCTCATAGATCAGCTTCAGATAATTGTAGTTATCCTCCGTCCACTGAGTGAAATCCACATCATCCACTTTGTTGTAAACATTCTGTTCTTCACCTTCCGTGTCATCGTTCAAAATAACCGCCACAATTCCTCTGGCACTGCGCTCAATGGCACTGATACCCTTGGACTGGAAGATAAAGTTAAAATTCGGTAATCCCAGGCCCATGTTTACTCACTCTCCTTTTTCAGTGATACTCCCAGCTCCTCCATCCGGTCATTTGCAACCTTCTGTTCTTCGGAGTGCCGGAAATTGATAGTAAAAATGTAGTGGAGAACGTGATCCACTACATTGATGTCCGCATTCCCGATGGTGATCTTCCTATCACCAAACGAAAGCACCGGACGAATGGCTGCGTCAATTTCAGCAGCTTTAATGAGATAAGCATTATTGCTTTCGCCCTTCTCATGATAGGTAACATCCACCATGACGCTCATGTCCGTGTAAATTCCATCCACAGTTACAGGACTTCCTGGCTTCAAATCCACAAAATACCAGGTTTTAGGCTGTTCCACTCCATGGGCCGGGTCTGTACTTTTGATCTCTTCAAAAAAGACATCTGTGTCCGGATCTATCTTCTTTAAGGCCCAGATCAGCGCGTCTTTTATCTGCAATACTGGATTTTCCATCATTTCTCCTTAAACCAAATCATGCGTATTTAAAAAATCAGTCAACCAGGCCCGCAGGTAATCTGGAAGCTTCCGATCCATTTCCTGCAGAGACACCTCCAACATATGAGCGCCTTTTTTAAAGCCGCCGCCCTTCATGCGATGCCCATACTCCACAGGCTCCGCATATTCCACATTGTTGTAAATCTCAATATAGTAAGTGTCTCCCCGTTTTTCGATAGTTCCCAAGTTCCAGGCATTCCGCAAATGTCCAGTCTGAACCGGAGTCAGTTCTTTTGCTCTTCCAAGTGTCCGCTCCGCAATGTCAATGACCATTTGCTTAAATTCTTCCGGATATTGCTGATCTATAACCTGGGCCAGGTTCTTTTCCCACTCATC